GTTTAGTTACTCTCTCTAAGTTCAGCTCCATTAAGTAAGCGCCCAAAGGTTTAGGAGGTCTCATGCGCTCCACATGAAAGCCCATGTAACCCTCATCGTATTCCTCTTTATAAGATGCGGTTCTAATGTGATGCACATAGCGCATATTAATTCTATAGCCACCATTATGAGCGTAAGCTAACTCTTCTACCATATCAGCATGGTGATAAAGTTCGTGAACGTGACCACTCCAAATGCAATCAGCGCCATCTATCATCACACCCATTCGGTTATTTTGGATTACTCCCTTAGTTACTACTCCTCCTCCTCCTGATCCATGGTAATACTTTGTCTTGAATACAACAGCAGTAGTTTTATTTTTAGCGACTCTATGAATCCACCACCCACCATAGCCACCTACTAATACATTGCTGCCTGCTTCTCTGTTTAAGCCACTAACAAATCTCTCTATTAAGTCAGTCTCACAGTTCTTAATGATAGCTGTTTCGTGATTACCATAGCCCACGAATACCATCAGGTGCGCGTATGGCTTAAACCAATCTATAGCAGTGTTCACAAGCGCATCTAAATAATTTGCCACGTTGTGCTCCGGTAAGATATCATTCTTACTTCTGCGAGGATCGTACTTGCCCTGCATCGCACAGAATAAATCTCCATTAACAGCGAAGTAGATGTTTTCTTCTAAGCACTTATCTAAGTGAGCTTTGAGTAGCTTTCTGTCGCAGTGAGGATTATCCCAGTGCACATCTGACATCATGAGAAACTTATCCCCACTTTTGCACGTTGTTATGATGATGTTTCTACCCTCGCGAGATGATGTAATCATTAGTTATGATGTTAGATTTTAATTCTTGAAAGTGCTTTTTAAATTCGTTGTAAGGTACGTCTATGACTATTCCGTTATCAATGCCCTGCATCAGTGCTATTGTGCGCTGACCTACGTAATAAGTACCATCACTTCTGAACTCTACTTCAGCCTGAATGCCTACGCACTTGCGCGCATCAAACATAAAAGGAATGTTTTCAGCATAGGTAGCCTCGTTACCGATGTCTTCGGTATAGTTCCACTGAATAATATAAGTGCTGCATAACTCAGGTAGCAGCTTTGCATTTAAATCTACTACTTCCTTTTTTTTCTTAAATAGATTCATACGCTTAATATTAATAAAAAAGCCCAGCGTTATGCTGAGCTCTCTTATTAGATAGTGGAAAAAATAGCTAAAATAGTTTTTGCTGTGCTAGATGGTAGTTAATTCTTTGCATTGCTTTCTGATAATATTCAGCATCTAACTCACAGGCAGTTAAGTCAAAGCCGTAGTCATGGCACGCTATCGCGATTGAGCCACTACCTAAGTGAGTATCGAGTATTTTATCGCCTTCTTTCGCGTAGTTTGTTAAAAGCCATTTGTAAAGCGCAACGGGCTTTTGTGTTGGGTGAAATCTATTTTCGTTATCTACTTTTTTATATCCAGCCCATAAAATTTTTGCAATTTTTACGCTATTTAAGCAATTAGTCCAAGCTAATTCAGCTTGTGATAAACTCATTCCTTCAGGAACTCCTTTTTCCCAAACAATCCAACCTCCGCTGGGTTTCAAATACTCAGTAAAGTAATTTCCACCCCATATAATTTGATTTTTACTAACTCTAAAAAGCTCGTTCCAATATTGTTGTAATGGAATTTCATTATCCCAATTTTTTTTTGAATATCCTTTTACTTTTGGATTATTCCAACTTTTCATTTTTCTTTTAGTTCCGTCTTTTCTTATTCCTGCACTCATTGTAGGATTTTCTTTATCAGCACCTATTCCATAAGGTGGATCAACTATTGCAAGGTCAAAATAGTTATCAGGGTAACAAGCCATAAGCTCCATGTTATCCTCATTTGTGATAGTTAAGCTCACAGCTTTTCCTCCCGAATCTCTATTCTAAATAGATCTTTGAGTATCTCAATCTCATGGTCTTTAAAGTTGCTAATGCCTTGCTCCCGTAGGCAGTAGTTACTCTGCTCAATGCCTAACTTGTATGCCAGGTAGTCTTGCTTATAGCCGTAGAATAATCTATAGCACTTAATTGATTTGTGGAATGGTATCATGATTTTTCAAATTCTTTAGTTAATGTTTCTATTTGTTCTTGGCATTTTTCAATTTCATAATCAATAAGGCTTTCATAATTTTCATTACTGATGTAAACTATAGAAATTGAATAGCCAAATTCTTTAGGTATGTAAAGCTCAGGCTTTCTTTTTTTAGCTCTTGTTAAGTCTACTATTTTAGTTCTTAAATCATCTATCTCTTCATGAATATAGATAAGCTCTTGAAATCTTTCTCTTGTCATGATTTCTCTTTGTTAAGTTGTTTAATAATGTCAATGTAAACTATTCGGCTGAGCTCTATCTTCTTAGCATTGATAAAGTCCTGCTCAGTGCCTTCGTTGCGAAGCTTGTTAGCATCTTTCCACCGTTGTGCTATGCGCTGCTCGGCTAAGTCATCCATGCGCTCCCACACTTCAGGCATCCAATCCGACTTCTTATAAATGCCCTGTCTGAACAAGCGCTGGCAGTTGTAAGGTGCAGATATCTCTACCCATGTTTGCTTTCCGTTCTTATACCTCTCTGCATCAGCATGCAAGTCATCTATAGGATTAGTAGGAGTGTATTCTCTTGGCTCAGCTTCAGGCAAGATAAGGGCTTTATTCAGCTCTCTCCATGTCTTAGCCTTATACTCTTCGTACTTCTTAAATACATCAGCCATAAATGAGATGCTGAATAGGTTGTAGGCATCTACCCTTTCCCATTCCTTACCTACTGCATTCAATAGAAAAGCATTCTGCCAGTCTTTAATTGATGTAGTGCGATACGTATTTTGCGTAAGTTGCTGAAGCAGAGTAACTTCAATATCTGAAGGTAAAGCTTTAATAGAATTAATCACAGCAGCCTGAGCAATGAGCTCTCTAAACTCCTGCTCAGATAATGAGTGAAGCTTAGGTGAGTTAATAGCCTCTACTACGTTACTCTCTTCAGCGCTTAGTGAACGACTGAAGCTCTGATGTGCTAATGCGCCCAATCTTTTGCTCATCTTCTTTAGATTTTTGTTGGTTAGTATCTCTTGCTCTCCATTGATCGCAAGCTGCTCTCCAGCTCTTCATGGAATTTCTGCCTACCTTCCATCCATTGCTCTCATAGAATGTGTAGAATCGCTTAGCCATAACTACATCTTGAGTGTAATCTATGACGTCTGCAAGTGATGGAGGAGTGAATTTAGTAGAGGCTGCGCGCTTAGATTCAAGCGCTCGCACTCTCTCTTCAAGCGCTTCAATGCGCTTTAATAGAATTGTTGTCATTTGGTTTAAGATTATTAATTATTCAACAAATATAGAAGAAATCTCTTCCACCAAGGTAGTGCAACTGCTTTTTTTACTCTTGGCTTAGGAGCGCGCTGAGGCATGTTCACCAATCCAAGCATATCAGTGTCTGCTTTAGGTAATTGGTTGTAACCGGTTACTAATTTACGCTTTGCAATTTTGGTCTGATGGTATTTCTTTTGAAAATCCATTATTCTATAATAATCTTTTCGCTCCAATTTAGGTTTAACTACTATTACAGTTCTGCCATTTAATCTGACAAGAATTCTTGCATCTACTAAATATTTACCCATTGAGCCCTTTAAGCCTACGGCATGTAAAGCATAGCTTAATTTCTGCCCTTCCTGCACTAAGTCAATTACTTTTTGTAATCTCTGCATAGTTACAGGCTCACTCTTTCTTTTGTCGAATTGAATTGTGGTTTGTTTCATGATTATTGATTTTAAGATTATTGAGTTAATTTATAAAACACTTTATTGAGATGCTCGTTATTGAGATGGCTAAGAATTTGCTCCACCTTCTCTCTATAAATGCGGTCCGTTTGGATCATATTATCTACGTGATTTATAGCGTAAAGAATGGTAGAGTGATCTCTAACGAATATAGCACCGATGTTATGCAGGCTCATGCTGGTACCGTGTCGAATTACCCACATGCATATCTGCCTCATATCATTCACCTCTCTTACTCGGCTTCTACCTTTCAAGTTAGCCCAATCAGTATAACCTTTATCTAAAAGAATTTCTAACATTCGGTTAGCCTTTGCCTCATTCATGCTCTCAGCTATGCCGTTAATTGATTTCCATTTAAGCTCAGGAATGTTACTGTTGTTTACAGCTCTCACTAAGTTATCTATTCGTCTACGTGCATTCTGCTGCATCTCAGCAGGAATAAGCAGCAGGATATCTGCTATCTTTCTGTCAATTACTTTACTCATTTGCTATCTTTCATTAATTCTAATATGTATGGTATCTCTTCCTCAGTAATTGTAGCAAGCTTGCCAATATGCGTAACCTTCATGCTACGCGGCTGCTTAATGTATTTCTGAGCTGTTGGATAACTCACCTCAAGCACTTCAGCGAACTGAGCCACAGTCACAAAGTGACTGCGAACCCAGCTGTGAAATGGAGTGAGTTTAGAATGGCATTTCATCGTCTGCTGCTTCATCTAATTTAGTATTAATAGTTGAACTAACTTTAACTTCCTCTTCCTTAAGCCACGCTAAGAATATCTCAGCAGTATCTAACACATCACCTGGCTTAGCTCCCTTCTGCTCTTTGCAGAATAACACAGCGTTATTAAGCGCCACTGATCTGCTGATAGAGTTCTGCACTTCAGGGCTTTCTTTGCGTGGAGTGTATGCTGATTGCACTATGCCTCTCCCTCCTCCATTAAATGGATTAGGATTTTGTAACTTTATATTTGTTGTTGTGCGCCCTGTTGGTCCAGTGCGCTCTTCACTTGTGTAATGGATGGTAGCACCTACTGCAATCTTAGGACTGTTCATATCCTTTACACCTACCTGACCTACCTCTCCATTCTCTAATACAAGGTCGAAGTAATAGATGGTTCCGCTTGGACCGTTCCAATCTCTAACGAATTTCTGTGATTTTACTACTGACTGCTTCATAATTGTTTGTTTGTTTTGATTAATATACTTATCTAATTTATCTGCTAACTTATTCTCTTGCTCATCCCAATCTATTGAAGGCTTGAGCTTATCCCAATTGGGCTCACGGTTGTAACTCATGGGGATTATTCATAAAATGCGCTCTCCAATTTTCGTAGGCTGTAGTGCCCTTAGCATATTGAAGATGCTGTACTATTTCATTGTAGCTGAGTGACTCTCCCGACACCGAGCTCTGCACGCAGATGAATCTGCTCTTAGCTCTTTCAGATAACATAGCGGTCAGACATAAAATAATCGTGTACGTTGTTCTCATCTTGGCTTTCGAACTGGTATAAGAATGTGCCGTCATCAGGCAACACCTCGCCATGCTTCTTAGCATTTGAGAAATCAGTTAGTGAATAGGAATGAGCTGATGTATACAGCTTCCATGCGCAAGATTCGGCATCCCACCGACTTACGATTACCTTACCGGTTACATTGTTTGGTTTATTCATGATTATTAATTTTTGCTAATTTAAGATAATTTTTCGATTTCAATTAAGAATCCTTCACCTTCAATTGAATATTCTGTGAACTCTTCCTGGAAGGGCAGAGTCTCTTTGAAGTTGTAAAGATCAAATAACATCAGTGCCATCTGCTGCGCTACCTGAAAGCTATCAGCTTCAAAGCGAGTAGGGATATTGAGCCTATCGTATAAGCTAATTCTATCCTCGCGCAATGGAGTTACTTTAAGTACGAAGCTCATAACTCCACCTCCTTACTAACTAACACAGTGTGTGTCTCTCTAAAGTTAATAGCCAGCGTATACTCAGCGAAGGCTTCTTCATAGGTGTCAAATACCTTAGTATAGCTACCATTAATTTTTAAGTAGTAGCGAGTGCCATCGTACTTCGCTATCTCAACAATTTCAAAAAGTGTTTTCATGATTATTTAGATATGTGATTTGGTTGTGATTCTAATTTAGCTGTGTCTGCATCGAATGATCCTCCGATGAGTAGGCCTGCTATTAGCATGGCGAGAAAGAGTAGTGCTTTTTTCATTTGCTTATTGATTTAATTTTAGCAAATGTACTACGATATTTTAGAAAAGCAAAAGAAACCTTACTAATTATAGCAAAGTTATTAACAAATAATTGTTAGTTTAGAAAAATAGAGTGAAGATAATACCCCCTATAAACGAGATGGGTATACCTATTAGCGCTGTGCTGCGCCAAGATTCTTTACGTGCAGCTTCTTTATAAAGCTCTTCCTGTGATTTAACTAACTGCTGTGATGTCTTTTCGTTGGTAAGCGCCCACGCGTCAATAGATTTCTGCTGATCCTTAATAACAATGGCTGAAATGCTATCCGATTTAGATAGCGTTATAAACTGAGTCTTAAGATAGTCACGCTCTGCCTTTAACTTAAGCAGGCTTCTTACTTGCTCACTCGTTAGACTGACCAGGGTATCTTTCGGAGGTGAGGCTTGAGAGTAGATTGTGCATGGCTCTGCGAAGCCCATGCCTATCAAGAGAATCAATAGCACTAATGTTTGCTTCATATCTTTCTTTATTTCTTTCTAATTCCTCGCTAAGCTCTTCAATCTGAAGCATGCGCTGCACGTTGGTAGCTTCTAAGCTATCTATTACGTGAGTTGCTCTCTCTGATCTGCGCTCATATCCTTCAATAGCTTTCTTGCTATCCTTTAAAGCAATGTACATTATTTGCATAACAGCGCAGATGCTCACTGCCACTACTATAACTGCTGCTCCCTTAATTTGATTCTTGGCTTGTTGTGTCATTAGATTTATTTTTGGTAAAGATAGACTCTATAACAGTTAATCCTAACCCACCACCTGCTAAAATAAGCAGACCATCGAACATAAATTCAGGGCATTTGTAATCAGTAAATGTACCAATGTATGAAAGGTTAATGCAAACGAGTAGAGCCAATATAGAAGCCACTCTTTTACTGCTTGCATCTGACTCATTACTGAATACGCTCTTTAACCATTTCATCTCTTCTTTTTATTCATCTTGTAGATGGTAAAGATTGAAGCCACAGCTGATAAGAGTAAACAAATAATCTTCAGTGCGAATTCTATATCTAACATCCATGCAGGTACACTAAGTAAAATGCTGCTCACTGTACCGGTTACTCCTTCCGCTATCTGTTGTTGGTTACTGCTCATATCTCTTTTAATAGAGTGTAAGTAAAGCTCTTTTTATTCGATTTGATACAAGCTTGAATAAGCTCTTTAAACTGAGTTGGATTATTTAATACTTGACAGCCAGCGCTCCACTTATCTACATTCTTAGATTCAGTAGATTCATTTGCACGATGGATGTTAATACCAAATAAGCCTGTATCTTCTTTGCCTTGCTCCTCAGCTACGCTATCCTTATCAGCATCTCTGAACACGGTTACTTTTTTAGACTGCACTAAAGCGCTGTATTTGCCCTGATGCAAGCCTATAACCCAAGTGTCTACATATTGCCCTGCCTTAAGTACAGCAGTTCCAAGTTTATTCATGGGATTATTCAGCCAAAAAGTACCTGGATTAGTTGTGCCAGTGTACCACTTAACCTCATTACCATGCACCAAGCCTATTAGATCATCAAACTTATTAGGCTCATTAGCTTTGCTGCGGATGCCCACGATATGAATAGTAGGCCACTTGTAGCCAAGCTCTGTGAATTGAGCCTTAAGCTCTTCTATTGTTGGTGCTTTCATTTTTTCTTAGTTCTTTATCGCGTTTAGATAAGTAGACCTTGAGCTTTTTCTCATAGTCCTTGCGTGTTTTCTCTTCCTTTGTCATGCTTTGTTAGTTAGTGAAATCTCTTACGTTGAATCTGCTCCAAGCACTATCGTAATTTCTTCCCTCGCTAAATGCCACAGTGCTCTGCCTGTTTACTTTGCGAAGAGGATGGATATCAGGGAAGTTATTAGATGTGTATTCAGGATAAGAAGTGCTATTGTCGCACAAGTAATCTACTAATCTCTGAGTGTACCACTGAGCATTCTCACGTGCCTTCTCCACTAATGAATCCATCTCACCCTTTGTGATGGCTGTAGTATTTTCAGATTGGCGAGTAACAAGATTTCCGTTATCGTGCTTATACATTAGGAAAGGATAAAGCTCTACCATTGTCCACCAAGCTGTTGGCTTTACGATATACTCGTTTAATAGAGTCTCATACACTCCTGTTAAAGTACCATTCTCAATTTCAGATTTAATCTTGTTAGTTAAATCAGTTCCAAGGTAAAGAGTCATGTACTTATCTTGTGCTAAATACATAGCAGGACGAATAAGGTTAGTGTCTACAGCTTCATTTAACTGAGTGTATTTCTTAAGAAATTCCTCATTGATAAATAATATTTCCGGTGCTATTGCCATTGTGTGTTAGTTTTAATTTGTTCCTGGATATCTGCCATGTAAAGAGGATTGATCATAAGTAGCTGTATTAGCTTGGCCGAATCCTTTAGCTATATCTTTTAAAGGCATTCCTGCTCTGATTGCTTTAGCCACTGAGATTGGATCAGATGACTCTAAGCCATTATCTGCAACGAATCTACCTTTCTCTCTCTTGCGGAAATAGACTCTGCGTTCCCAATAGTGTTTACAATTTACCCCACCATGATAAAGCCATACTGAATAGGTAGCGCCATTATGGCCCATGTTAGGATTAAGGCTATTGCTATCCGTTTCCATTTTAGTTAAATCTTCATAACGGTAAACATAGCCAGCCTTAGCTGCGCTTACCATCTGTCTGCAAAACTTGCGGCTATTACCACTTAAATTCTTTGAATAAGAATAACGAATCTTATAAAGTCCGCTATCCATTTCAGATGGCTTATCAGGATCGGCATAGCTGCGAACTGATGCAAGATTAACAGGCTCAGCTTCGATTAATTCCCATTCATCCTCATCTACTATCTCACCTTTATCGGATAAGAATTCACACCACCAATTCTCATCATCTTCTGTGAAGATTGGAGGCTTCTCTTGTGGATCAGTAGATAATTCAGTCTTATATCTATTGTAGATAGCAGTAGCCCAGTCTCTCCCTGCATCACCTCCCCATAATTGCCATGCTACTCTGCCTGCTGATGGGAAGCCATCCTCTCCCTGATTCCATCCTGTAGCTTCCTTATCTACTGCATGTCTTTCAAAGTAGCTGTACATGCGTGTGATGGTCTCATAAGATAGATTACGCTTATTGCTAATGTCGCGTGCTCTTGCTACTCCTACTTCAGTACCTCCTCTGCCGTATTCCTCTCTCCACTTTAAACCTAACTCAGCCTCTGCGGCCATCTCATTAGTAGGCTCAAATGACTCAGGGATTTCTAAATTAGTCTTTTTTTTTTGAGCGCTTAGTTGAGTTGTTGCAGTTTGTGCAACAGTTGTAGTAGTGATTTCTTCACCGAAAATATCATTAGACTCAATGTATAAATCAGCAACAATGCCCATGCCTTTAAATATCTCTTCAAGGCTATCTGTTATAATTTGTTGGTAAGGCTCAATAATGTTTCTATTGAAGATGCGGTAAGCGCTCTTCATTTCATCAGCGTTACTACCTAAGCCGCCTGCATCTCTAATACCAAAAAGCAGAGGTGAAGTTACTCGGTGAGCTGCTAAAATGTTCTCTCTTGACTGCACGCTTAATTCCTGCCATTGCTTATCTGCATCACTCATAGGCACAAGGTCTAAACGTGGTGCTCTATCAGCTGACTCATTAAACGTGAATACTACCTTACCTGCTTTCTTTGCACCTACCATTGTTTCCCAATTTCTGCGGATAGCCATTTGCTCTTCGGGATCAGGGATGCCGTTATTCATGTGCAAGAAATAGCTTGGTGCCATTCCATTGCTTAAGAATGCTCGGTAAAACTCACTGATATCTCTTGTGATTTCAATGTAGTTAATAGCAGAATAATAATCAGGCTTAGGATAGTAAGCGCTGCCTGGTGTCATAACTCCAACGAATAGCACTTGAGAAGGCTCATCTGCTTTCGTTGTTGGATTGTACATCGGGATAAACACAGGAATGTTTTTCTTCTTACGTGTGTCGCTCCAATCTTTAGAGTAATAAATGCCCGGTATAATATCTTCATCATTCGCCACAGCTAATCTGCAATTCTCATAAGGCAGATGGTTAATCTTAGCAATGGTGCTTCTATCTACGCTCCAAATCACTTCTAAGTAGTATCCTCCCTGCATCTTAGCATCCAATGCTATTGGTCTGCGAATAGTGTTAAGCTTTAATCTATCTATCTCACGCTGAGCAGCAGGATTGTTACTCTTAATTTCCTTCCCTGCTATCATAAATGAAATGCTCATGGTTAGAGCAGAGT